AATCTGTTTAATGCGTGAGTGTTGGGAATTTCGCCGGCGTGGTCTTGACATCCCAGAGTCATTACAGAAATATTATGACTGGATGATAGAAAACACGATTAGTTCCTATCTTTTACTCCCCAATGGGGATGTAATTTGGAAAGACTGGGGCAATAATTCAGGCAGCGGTGTCACCACTGGTGATAACTGCATTATGCATCAAATTGTCTCAGATTATATCAAACTAATGTTTGAGATGCGCGGGTATGCTTCCTTTGAGGAGCAAATTGCTGCTCTCTTCGGAGACGACAATCTCAGCACTCTCATAAATCGCTGGTCAAAGGATGAACATCCTCAGCTTTTTATTGAAATTCGTAAACAGATTATCGAGTTTTATAAACATTTTGGGTTAACTGTCAAGGAATCTGCCTGTAAGGTACAGCTTGGCCCTGTTGGTATGGAGTTTCTTGGCGCAACTTGCGTTAAGTATGGAGATTATTATCTCCCCTCCTATAACTCTGATCGAATCAGAGCGGCAATGTATACTGTCATCGATAAACATACGATGGACGATGAAGTTTCTAAATACTATGCCTTGTTACATTTGGCTTGGAACGACCTTGCCTTATTTGAGGAGCTGCGAAATGTTCTTCTCGTATCCTTAATCGATCCCAATCTTTCTGGTTCGTTTGCAACTCATTTACGCAAAACTGGAGTCCCTTCTCGGGATATTGTGATTCAACGATTTTGGATTGGTGTTGAGGGCGGTTACTTTTTTCCCAGCCCCGTGATTGATGTCTCTGGATGTCGTATGGAGGAGGAAGGTTTTAAAAATGATGGTGACCCCATTGTTTTTGACACCCAAAAACATTCATCATGCATGTCAACACTAACGAAACAACAATTTCTGGCACGCCCAAAAATAAGCGGGAAGCCAAAGAACGAAAAAGAGCGCTTGTGGAAGAATTACATAAACTCAAAATCACCTCGTTCAAATCGTCAACGTCCACCTCGGAATCGGAATCGTCCTACGAAGAATCAGGAGACGAGGGGCACTATGATAAACCCACGTTCGCAACAACTGGCTTTGAACAGAGACCAGATAACACTCGTGTCTACAAACCCCAAGCATCGGGTGAACCAACGTGGCCGGCGCATGGCACAATCTGTGAGTGCTGCGAGCACGAGCGGAACTGCACATCTCTCATCTTGTGGAAAGGCCTATATTACTTCCCTAGTCAATCCTTTCTCGCATTTAGACGGGACCACCGCGCGTTCAAACATAAAGATCACAGGCTCCGGAAACATCCCAGCCGAGCTTCCCTGTGTCCCGACGTTCCCAGCGGTGAAAAGCCGCAGACATAAAATATTCTTGCGGGGCACCTTCGCGTGCGACACAGCTGGCGCGTGCTCAATAGTCATGGCACCTAGACGAGCCGCCAATAACTACTCTAATGGGGTAGATTCCGCCGCTCCAGTTATCTTCTCTAATGGTACTGGTGTTATAGGCGCAAATTTCGGAACGTACGACACTGGGGCCGCTATAAACGCCGCCTACACTGCTGTAAATTTTAACTCCGATTATCTTGTCACGCAGCTGACCGCTTCAGTTTCTGAACGGTTGGTTTGTGGTGGACTTCGTATTCGATACGCTGGTTCAGAAATGACAATGTCTGGCACTGTCCATTCTCTCCAAGAGCCTAATCATCTTTCCTTATCTGGACTCACTGTTAGCACTTTGTCCCCTTACGAGGGCTATTTTCGCGCAGTTGTGGCCAAGGCATGGACTTACCAGATTTATACGCCAGTTAATCCCGCTGAGTACTCTTACTCTTCGGATTTCACTACTGGCTTTGTTGCCCCCATTGATAACCATTACATGGGCTTCCTAGTGCAAGGTGCCCCTGCTAGCTCAACTTTCGAGTATGAAGCTATGGCCATTATCGAGCTCTGTGGAGCTACGGTTCGTGATCTTAAACAAGCAAAATCTGATCAATTGGCAATGGATATAGCAACAAATGGCTTTGCCACGGAGAAGCAAGGCCAATTAAATTCCGATGGATTCTCTAAGACCCTTGACACTATTGTCAAAGTTGGTGGTGAGTTTACCTCTGTTGCCAGTACGCTGGGGAAGATGGTATTTTGATCGGAAGAAAACCTTTGCGTCCCATGATTGGGAGTAATATGGGTGGATAATAATAAGCCACTACGCCGGGTTCTAAACATGAATAGTTGTTCAAACTATGATTGTTATACGCTATTTACCCAATGATAAAGGTGTAAGCCAATATCACGTAATTAGTATAGGTACGAGAGTGTTTAAAAACCACTCGGCCTGAGTCACACATGAAGACTCGTTAATA